ATCGTGTGTTGCATCAATACCTAACTGACCAACAGGACTGTTATCAACATTTCCTGGTGTTAACGGACCATTATTATTAGTACCCTGACTAAAAATACCAGTAACAGTTGCTTGTGAAAATGTTTCAGCAACTGCTGATACATTACCAGTTAGTACCTTACTAGTATTTGTAGTAGATCCAGTAGCAGTTCCATGATTGTGAGTTACCACCACTGCATCAGCAGTACCACCCTCATCATCTACTGCTGCAGTTGATGTATTAGCAGTACTACCAACACCCAATACAAATTTATCTCTCAGATCTGGTGTACCATTAGTACCATCACATATTGCCCAGTTAGTTAATGCTTCTGCCTCTGCAATAGTACCAGACCACATAATGATACCGTTTATAGGTACCCATGAAGCCATAAGATTAGCACTAATTTTATCAGCATCTATCTGATCATCTGCTATAGCTTCTTTTGGTAATTTATAAACCATTTTATGATGTCCTCTTTATAAACGCCAATGCATAGTATGGAGGTAGGTTCTCATTAGTTGCTGGATCTCCTTCAGAAGTTGTACCATGAGTATGCTGACCATCAAAGTTGACACCACCACAATTACCATTATCAGAACTACCAGCAGGTGTTTGACTCAGAGAATTACCACTACCTTGTTTAGTGAATACTCCGCTAGCAGTACCACCACCTTGATCGAAGGATTCAGAAATACCATTAATAGAACCAGTTAGAGTTATAGATGTTGAGTTAGTTGTATGACTGTGTGATACTAAGGTTGCATCTGCACTACCACCAGTAGCATCTTGTTGTAAGTTTGGATAGGAAGTGTCAGCACCATCTTGACCTGAATCTTCCCAAGCACCTACTATAAATTTGTTTCTTAAATCTGGTGTGCCATTAGTACCATCACATAGTTTCCATCCAGTAAGAGCAGCTGCAGCTGCTACTGTACCAGACCACATTATGATACCACCTATAGGTACCAAAGCATTCTTTACATCTGATGCAAGTATGTCTTGTGTAACTGCCGATGGATCTAAAGCATTCGTTGGTAACTTATATACCATTGTCCAAAGTTATTTTATTTCTATTTATCTTTCTTATCAAAAATAAAAGGACCATTCTCAGATCCCCAAACTTGTTTACCATTCTTATCAATACCACCATCAATAACCACGTAGTAATTTGGTCCTAACTCTACTCTACTAACAAGTTCAGCACCCTTTACCATAACACCAGGTTTATTGACTCCTCTATAAACTTTTCCCATCTTCTGAAAGATTAAATCATTGACAGGATTTTGTACTAAGATAACATCACCTTTAGGAACTATGACAATATCTTTTGATCTATATGGTTCTTCCTCATGACTATATCTTTGTTCACAATGAAAAGAGAACTCACCAGTTCTCTGATGAGTTAAAAATATATGGGCAAATGATGTAGGGTTTGAAGATGCTTGTGCCCAGTTGTCATACTCACCTTCAAACCAATCTACAAACTCCACTATATTACAAAAGTAGTTAACCAAGCGTAACCAATCAACCAAGCACACAGTCCACCAAGTACCTTATAATATTTCCTTATAGGTGTACCAAAATATTGTTGACCAATCATTAAACATTTATGTGCTGGTGATAGTAAGTAACCTGAGTACTCAGTTGCTAAGAACCATACAAGATACTTAGGACCAAAGATTGCTACCAATGCTGAAGTCATACCAGCATACTTACTTGATGATCCCATTATCCATGCTGCTACTGCTGCTACAATACTAACAGGAATAAGCATAGAAGGATCTGCACCCTTAAGATATTCCATAACAGGTCCATTAACCTGCTTAACAATACCACCTAGTGCAAGAACTACTGTTGCTATGATTGCAAACTGTCCATTAAGATACTTACCCCAGTTCCAATCCTTACATAGGATACTATAGTAACATGCCATAGCACCGAACCAAGGGAAGAAGAATATAGCACCACCCTTACCTGTTGTTAATAAGAACCATAGGGTAGCAATAAATGGTGCCCAACCTCGTAGTGCTCTCTGCCAATCAAACTCTCTAATATTATCCATGTTAGGTACAACACTCTCAGGATCTACCTTAGAGAATATGTACCACCAAGTATATGCTAGGCATATAATAAGTGGGACTATAGTGTATTCAAGATACTTTGTATAACTTATACCTAATACTGCCATTGGTAATACCACTGTCTTCTCTAGTGGTGACCACCAATAGTAATGATGTGTTGAAAGATAATCTATAATACCAAATGCACTTCTCTTTCTTTTATCTGGAGGTGCTATCGCATCAAGTAAAGGTGCTGAGAGGGCAACTCTACCAGGAATAGGAAGAATGCCACCAAATATAGAAGTAAGTATGATAAGAATTCTGTTGTCTTTGACATACCTTTTAATTAATGAGTAAACGTCATCAAGTACGTGATAATTTCTAATGAATCCTCCAAGGATCATGATGCCAAAAATGTAACCCATGTAGAGTTCATTCTTTAATATAGATTCAATCATAATAAATTAAATGATATGATAGTCCGAGGGACTTCTGATTTATTTATTGGTGCCTCATGAAGGACAAAAGCAGGGAAGAGAAATAGATCTCCTTCTACTGCATTAGGTCTAAAGATTTGATGCACCTTATCATTAGGTGCAAAGAAAGGTCTATAGAATGTAGTTGATTGATGAACTTCTGGATTGAAATCAGCATAGAATACTGCTGACCAACCAGCATAACCATGATCATGTGGTGTATGATAATCATTCTTTTGTGATGTCTGCCACCACAATCTAGTAACTCTTTCAACCTTTAGTTTCTTATGTAAAGGTTCCAGATATGGATGAAGCATATTGAGAAACTCAATGTGCTCATTATAATCAAAGGTATCCCAGTAACTAGTGGTAATAGAATCATCAGTATTCTGAGATACTCTCTCTGGATTCTTTACCCTAAGATTAGAAAGGACAGACCCCTTGAGGTCTGCCCATTCGTTGATGTGGATATGATGATGGGGAATTTCAAACACTATACTAACATATTAGATTCTAATAGATCCGCTTCGACTTGATCTAAGATGACATTGTAATCATCTTCGGGATCCTGATATAATTGAATCCCTTGATCTTCATAGTACCTAGTTAACTTTCGATACAACTTAGGATAATCAAGATCGAGTGCGACTTGACCTTCTATTGCATCAGTTAATTTTCTTAGGTCTGATTTGAACTTTGAATAGAACTTTGTACTAGACATTGTTTTATCGTGGACAGATAGAGTTTACTATAAAATGACAGGTTTGTCAACCAAACTCTTCTTGACGACGACGATCAAGATACTCAATCACTTCTTCTCTCCACTGCATCATTTCGTGGTAGCACTCTTGGTTATGTGCACAACCACGTAGCTTTGGATCTGGTTTGTGAATTGATTCTATTAGGATGGTTAAACCATCTCTTCTTTTTTGGTGTTGATCGGTCATCTTACTTCAAAATCAAGTTTACGAATTCGTCGTTTACGACGATTCTCTTGCCATTGTAACTGATCTTTAGTTAAAAAACTGTGATCCTTAATACTTTCTTTATGGTTGACTATGAGAACTTTAGATAAATCCTCAGCCGAGATTGTATCATCTGATAACACCATCCTATTAGAACATCCACAGCACTGTGCTTTACTCGAACTAGTTAATTCTATATTACACTGGGTACATCTTACTATCATCACTTTGCATCCTGTTACTACTATTTATTATTTGTTACGATAGATACTCAAAATAATCTTTACGGTAGTACCTACCTAGAATATTACTGTTGTAGTATGCAGGAGTACCGTCTGTCATACTTTCAGTTAGAACACCATTAGAGAATAATAATCTCGTCTCTTCATAGTTGGTCTTACCCAACGTAGTGTGTAAACTTAATATCTCTCTCTTAAAATTCTCTTTACCAAATTTCTTTATATCATCCTTTAACTCAGGGCATGATCCATAATACTTTTTCCAATCAGATTCTTGCTTTGATCTTCTAGTATGCCCTTTCTTCTTTCTAAAACTCCAAAAGTATTTCCTACCAATATACTTCTTTGAGGTTGACATATTTGTTATCAGATAACAAAAACCATAATATCCATTAACTAAATCTACATCAAAGATCTTATTCTCATACCACCATGGATTCTCGTACATACTATACCAATCACCTATGGTATATAGACACCTCCTGTCTTAATTTCTTTCAATTGTCTGGAAACTTCTTCTTGTATAAGTTCTTCCCTTTCTAGTTTAAACATTTCAGTATTTCTATCATATAGGTAAACAAAATGAATCATAAACATACTAAAATCAAATATAACCCACAGAGAAGTAACAAAGGCAAGATAATGTATTGCCTTCGATCTAATAAATTTATTCATTGCCAACATTCGTAAAGAAAATTAGAATACATTCTCTCTTTCATTTGAAAGGTGTCGATCATATATTCCCAGTTGTAATTATGTAGGTCATACCTGAATAATAAATCTTGACTTCTCTTTGAAGCATACTTCCAGAAAGGTGTATCATAATCACAACCATTCCTATAGTGTAAGTTAATAAAAAGTATACACTCCTCAACTAACTTATTAAATCTAGGGTTAGGGTTTATACCCTTACACATAGCATCCATGATTATATTATTAATGAATCCATAAGCACCTATAGAAGTTGACTGAAGAGGTTCAAAGAACAATGCTCTGTTACCATTGACAAATACATTACCGTTCCTATTAACTATACTTGGTGCATGATAACTCTCAAAATTATAATGTCTGAAGTTGTCAGGACGACTACTATATCGTGGAGTATATCCATCTATACCCTCATCAACCATCCTTTGAATGTCTGAGAATGCTTCCTGTTCTGTCGTGATCTGATCGTTAAACAAATATCCAAAGCTAACTCTATTGCTCAGAGGAATGCCAAACATCCAACCATTCTTGTGAGCAATATGATAACTATAATCCCATGAACTTGGTTCTATAGAATCAAATACTATGGCACTATTAACATGAATAGGAAGTGAATTATCTACACTCTTAACAAATCCTCTACAATCTATAGCATAATCATACCATTGATTACCAATAATTACTTGATCTCCATCACCATTAATACCATTAACCTTACCATGAAGTTCCTTAAAATTAGGATACTTCTCCTTTAATCTTGGTAATACGAAACCAGCAAGTTCATTGGTATTAAAATGTATACCATGAGAACCTGCAAAGAATGGTACGAAACCATCTCCTTTCCAATTCTTAAACTTAACTCCGAACTTAGCAGTAGCATCAAGATCATCTCTGTTCTCAGCATGACTATAATCTACAGTACCAAGTGATGCAGGGAAATTATATAAAGTTGCTTCCCCTACACCTAACGGTGCTATCTCTGGATCGTGGATAAGATCTATCTCTGTATCTTCTGGTAATCCATAACATAAATCAAGGGCAGTCAGCAAACCTGCTGTACCTGCCCCTACAATAGCAATCTTCATTTTTTCTTTTCGTGAACATCGTATGTGATAACGATCTTCTTCCAATAAAGACCAGAACTATCAGCACAATCAGATCTTTCCATCTCTCCACCTAACTCAGCAGTAATCTGTAAGAGTTCTGATATAAGATCACCATGATCCTTATCAGGGGTGATGATAACTTTAGCATCAAGTTCACTATTAGTTGCATTTGGATTTGCTTTCTGTGAATAAGTCATAATTTTCTCCAAGAAATAATAATACGTTCAGTTTGTTCACCCTTCATATCAAGGGTTTGTTGTTCAAGATTCGACCAGAGACCCAAACGATCTCCTAATCTCACGTAGATCCTCAAAATTCTTCTGCTTAGTACCTCCATCATATGCCCAAGCATAACCCTCCGTAATCATTTGCTCGTTAAGAGAAACGTTTGAATCCCCAATGTATAACCAACCAAGAAGACGACCATACTTACCGACCCCACCATGGAGCTCAGTCCTAATACTAAGCTCGTCAGAACCAGCAAGCGTACCTTCCAACTTATCCTTGAGCCAGTTCGTTGCGTCGATTCCGAGTGCTTTCTCTTCGAGGTCTCTTGTTCTTTTCTCTGGCGTATCAACTCCAGCAATTCTGACTCTCTCCTTTTTGTAGAGGTCAAATCCGAGGTCAATTGTGACATCAATCGTGTCTCCATCTAATACTTTGTTTATCTCCGTCACTCGGAAGTTGTAACAACTCTTCCTCGACGGTGGGGTCATTGCTCCCATGTTCATATTCCATAAGTGTATTATTTAGCATCTCTTCAATGGGAGTTCTGTTCTGTTCCGACTGGTAATTCCTCATCTCCTGAATCATGTGACCGATGTTCAGTGGAGATGTGACTAGCAGTAATGGGGTTAGGGTTCCAATCATCGTATTTAAATATCCAGTATATTGTAACACATACTCCTACTAAAAGTATAGCTATCATAATATTTACACTGTGTACTACTTCCATTAATCATATTCACTCTTGTTGAATATGTATCCATCTTGACTTTTGTTTCTGATAATGATTCTATTGTTCTCATAGTCAGCAGCAAACTCTAGTATGTCCTCATTGTTCCACATGAGTTCTTCATATAATGCATTGAGTTTTGACATGTCTTGCCACAGATCATTTGGTATGTTATCCATGTTTTTGAAAGAACTCCTTCAGTGATGATTGTAATTGACCTTTGTTTTCAGCAGGGTAATCAGGTTTGATCCCCTTCATCTTGTTGTAATCGTTGTGCATCGCTTGGAGTAACCATGCCTGTGCTAGTTGTGTCGGTCCCTCTTTCAACAATTGGATTTGAAATTTCGATAGACCAGCTTTCATCTCCAAATACTCCTTTCTCCACGATAGTGAACTCTGGTGCGAACTGTCTTCGTTCTTCTTCATCCCAATCCTCCAGTATTTGTTTTGTTTGAGCATCCACATCTCTCATTGTATTTTCTATTTTAACATTAAACCACCACTTTTTCAAATATGCTATAAACCCAAGTGAGAAATTCTTGACAAACCAATTAGGTTGTTTGTGTGCCCATCTCTCTGCCTTAGCATACCAAGGGTCTACCCCCTTACCAAATTGTTTTTCAAATTCAATTTTCATTGTGATACGGATGTGCTAAGTTCTTTCTATCTAATTCATTACGTAGTTGTCTCTCAAATTCAACCTCCATATTTACTAGAGAATCTTTGAGGTAATGCTCAAATTCATTCTCTTCAATAAGATCATGTAGATGTGCTACATGTTCGAGAGCAAACATTAATTTAGTTTGTAAATTCATCTTCATGCCTTTAACCACTTGGGTACATAAACAAATAATAAAACACAAGACCACCATGTAACTAAGGCAGTAAAATCAATCCACCTTTGGTTCCATGATGTAAATATGAGTCCATTAATAACAGCACCCACCCACACATAATCTAATAGAGAATGAAACTTCTTCCAGTTGTCACCAAAGTTTTTAATAAGTTCCTTTCTCCATTTAGCAAAGAGTGGTGATTGGTGTCGCATAATAACGAACCCCTCATTGAGTACCATCACTGTAAATCCAATCCAAAATATCATAGTTTAAAACCTGCAAATGTATCCTTCTTGACATCTTGTTTGATGCCACCCACTACATATGATTCCACCTCAGTTTCCTGTGGTGCTACTTGTAGTCCTTTAGATGAGATCCAATGGGAAGTCCATGGTAATGGATTGTTCTTAGCAGGTACATCATATATTGGTTTGATACCTATCGCTTTCATACGACGGTTAGCAATCCATTCAACGTACTTGTGTAGGAGTTTCTCATTAAGACCTATCATTGTTCCTTTCTGGAACAAATAATTTGCCCATGCTTTTTCCTCATCTACACACTTCTTGAACATCTCAATTACATTTTCTTCTTCTTCTCTAGCAATCTCTGCAAACTCTGGGTCATCACCGTCACGCCATTTATTAAGGATGTTTTGCGTGATGACAAGATGTTGGTTTTCATCTCTGGCGATGAGAGAGATAATTTTAGCGGATCCCTCCATAAGTTTGAGTTCGCCAAATGCAAACGAGCAAGCGAACGAGACATAAAATCGTATACCTTCGAGGATGTTGACATTAGCAACTGCTTGATAAAGTTTTCTTTTAACATGCTTCATCTCATATGAAGCAAGGAATGAAGCCTGACGGTCTTCTTTCCACAGGTTACCTGTATCCCATTCATGTGCAACATTTATAAAACTATCGTAAGATTCTGTAACACTTGCTGCTCTGCTTAGTATGTTGGGATCTGTAAGGATAGTATCAAATACTTCTGTTACGTCTGGGTACACGTTCTTTATTATGTATGTGTAAGACCTTGAATGAATCATCTCCATAAAAGACCAACACTCCATACATGCTTCCAACTCTGGAAGAGAACAGTATGGTAAGAATGCCATACCAGGAGCACGTCCTTGTACAGAGTCAAGCATGATCTGATACTTCAAGTTAGAAGTAAAGATGTGCTTTTGTTCTGGTCTTAAATCTTTGAAGTCACCAAAATCTTTCTGTAGAGATACCTCCTCAGGTCTCCAGAAATATCCTAACTGTGTCTTTGTAAGACGTTCAAATATAGGATACTTATACTCGTCATATCTTTGTACTCCTAATGGTTTACCAAAGAACATAGGTTGTTTCTTGGTGTCATGGGGTTCAGTATTAAATACTGTCATCCCACTTAAGGTATTAGATTGCACAGGCTTCACACTCCTCTGATGTTTCTAGTTCTGCTAATAAAGATTCTACGTTGCTCTTTGGTTCTGATAAGTTTATTGGTTCTTCAATTTCATCACTCTTCATATCATTAGTGTTCTGATAATAAGATGTCTTCCAACCATACTTGTAAGTGGTTAAAAGATCTTGTGCCATTTGTGACACAGGTACTTCATTGTCTGGATAGTCAGCAGGATTATAACTCCAGTTACCAGAAATTGCTTGGTCAAAGAACTTCTGCATTACTGCTACAACATTTATATATCCTTTGTTGCCTTTCATCTCCCACAAGAGAGTATAGTTGTTCTTCAAAGACCCATAAGACGGAACAATCTGCTTAAGAGGTCCTTTCTTTGACTTCTTAATGGACAGATAATCTCTTGGTGGTTCGATTCCATTGGTTGCGTTTGACACAACGGAACTGCTCTCTGATGGCATCTGTGCTGACAGTGTGGAGTGCCTAAGTCCGAACTCCTTAATGTTATCCCGTAAAGAATCCCAATCATAGTTGAGGTTGTTTGGTACGATGTCGTCTACATCTTTTTTGTATGTATCTATTGGTAGAATTCCATCAGCATACTTTGTTCTTGAGAAGTTACCACATGCTCCCTTCTCCTTTGCTATTGTATTAGATGCTTTGAGTAGGTAGTATTGGAATGCTTCAGTTAAATCATGTACTAACTGCCATGCATTTGGATCCTCGTATGCAACCCCCTGTCTTGCCAAATAATGTGCCAACCCTATGAAACCTATACCAAGTGATCTTCTCGTCTTTGTAGCGGATTCTGCTGCTGCCACAGGGTACTTTTGATAGTCAATTAATTCTTCTAGTCCTCTGACAGATAAATCACATAGTTCTTCTAGGTCATCTAGTTTAGTTAACTTACCTACATTGATAGCAGATAGTATACACAATGCTATTTCACCCATTTCATCATCTATGTGATCAACTGGTTCAGTAGGTAGAGTAATCTCCTGACAGAGGTTACTCATACGTACTGTATCTTTAAATGAACTATGACTATTACAATGGTCAATGTTCATGATATAGATACGACCTGTCTCTGCTCTCTCCTTAAGGATTGCTAGAATGAGTTCTTGTGCAGTAACAGTTGTTCTCGGAATACCCTCCGTCCGTTCATATTGCTCGTAGAGTCCGTCGAATCTGTCAGTACCAAAAGCGTCATAAAGACCAGGAACGTCGTGAGGACTGAATAAACTAATATTCTTGCCTTCAATGAACCTTTCATAGAATAATTTAGATAGTTGTATACTGTAGTCGAGTTTTCTTACTCGGTTGTCTTCTGTTCCTTTGTTGTT